GGGTTGTGGTGTGGTGGTGGTTGTGGTGGTGGGGCCAGGTTTCGTTCCCAATGAGCCTTTTGTAGGATCCTTTTTCTTTCCATTCCCTTGAGTGGTGCATGCCATTTTCGATCCCCCCGCCTTTTTCTTACCTGCTAATGCGGTTAATGAGGTTTGCATTGCTAGTGGCAAACCTGGTACTTGTAACGCATTGTGGTTGATGGGTGGGGGGTTGTGGGGTGCCTTCATCGCTTTGCTGGTGAAGACTGGCGCACGTGCCTTGCGGTATGATTTGTTACCATAAACGATCATACCGTGATTTCCGGTGGGTTCCTCTTGAAAATCATACTTATTATAAAAAGTTGATTTTTGGGTCCATGCGTTCACGGGGATGTTGATATAGTAATAATTGGAATCATCACCGGATTCGATGATGTCCTCATACTTAGTGTATAGGCTAGGGGTGTTCCAGGGGAGATTGATGATGACACATGTGTCTTTGGGTGGGGCTTCTGTTAATGGTAATCTTTTGTAGTCCTCATTCATTGTCTTGAGGAATACATCGACCACGTCCGGGCTCGCAGAATATTCAACGATTTTCATTTTTGTTGGTAAAGCCTCATACATTTCTCTTAGTTTACGTGTTTGAAATGCGTTCATCAGTGTTCTCTTTTGGGCTGGGGAAAGGGTATCATATTGGGGACCATATTCATGATGAGCTGCCAATTTATTAGTTGCATTATTGGTCTTAAGACTCGTGTATGAATCATTGTTGTAGTCCCCAACATCTGGTGGGTCATAGAAGGTGTCTTTCCATTCAGTGATGTTTTTGCATCCTCTTAGGTTCTTGATAGCACGGGTAATTGCTTCTACGGCTTCCTGGTCGTTTGCCGCCAAATAGGTGTCCTCATCCTCAACGGGAAGGGATTGACCAAGACGGGCGGACCAGGAAACACTATCTGTTGTAGAAAGCTTGTCAAGAATACCTGCATTGATGAAGGGACTTGTTTTCTCAATGAGAATATTCAAGAAGTCCTTTGCTAATGGGGTATCATAATCGGAAATAGCATAACCTGAGAGCTTCATTGCAAGAGCATATTCTTCAGAATGCTTCTTACTGGCATGGGTTAACTTCAACAACATGCGTTTCAAATCGACACCACACCCTGGGCTAGCCCGTGCGTTTGGATAGATTCTTGACAACATGTTTAGTGGTTGATCCGTATTCTTGATCTGTGCTTTTAAAACCAAACCTAATTTAGTTGCTGTAGCCTCATAATGTTTTGCTAAGTCCTCACACATATTGAACGCCAAACCGTCATCACCACCTGCCACACTCATATTAATAGCTTCCAAGATATCACAATCTTTTTGTGATTCATGGGTGAGGCGGGCATAGGTTGTAACAACAATGTTCAAGAGAGTATTCATCAAACTAGTGTCTGCGGCACCACTGTGTCTCGTTCCCCCTGTTTTATAGGAGTAACCATCCCCCTTAACTAGTGCGTTGTAGGAAATGTATTTGAGCCACAAGATGTCGCTGGCATATTGGCCATAAACAAGTTGATAGATACGAAATTCAATAAGGAAGGTCAAAGTGTTCTGAGTACCGTCGTAAGCGGAATAATCGGTTTCAACAACAGTGTCATATCTCTGAGCCAGTTGATTAATATGGTGGCCAAGAGAAGACGAAGATTGCCCAAACGCATACCCGGGCATAAACATAGCTAAATGGGCGGACATGGGTTTGGTGAATGCTGTCATTGCGATCACTAGAGCATCAGTATCGTTGGTAATATTACGATAACTGGTGGCGCTTGGATCCTTAGTTTGCAATTCAATCTTAACAAAATTG